GGTGCAGGTGACGAAAAAATCGGACACTCTTATGACCCACAGCTTTCGACCACTGCTGCAAAAAAGAAAGGAAAGGAGATTCGTGCAGCGTATGTTGACGCGGTTGATGGATTGGATGATCTACTCAAAGCTATTAAACAAGCTGCAGAAAGAGGGTTCATCAAGTCTATCGATGGACGAAAAGTTAATGTTGACTCGCCTCACAAAGCCCTGAATTACTGCTTACAGTCAGGAGCCGGTGTTATCGCGAAGCGGTGGATGGTGATCAACCAAGAGACAATAAGAGAAGCACAGATATGTGCGTCTCAATTAGGATTTATTCATGACGAGCTACAATTCGAGTGTTCCCCTGAGCACGTCGGAGACTTATCTACATCCCTGGTATATAGCGCTACAGCGGCTGGGGAATACTACAACATGCGCATCCGCATCGACGCGGAAGCAACACACGGAAAAAACTGGAGCGAAACCCATTGAGAAGTAAGAGCATGATGGGGCTGACTGAGTTCAAGCCTCGCAACAACAAAAAAACACGTCAAGGTAACGGTAAAAACTCTGTTCCCAAACGTGGTAAGAAAGCTTACCGAGGGCAGGGCAGGTGAAGCTACTTGTAGACGCTGATTACGTGGTCTACAAATGCTGTGCTGCTGCCGAAACAGAAATTGATTGGGGTGATGATGTAATTCTAGTCACAAGTAAATTCAGTGAAGCCTATGCTGCTGTCAAGCGAGAGCTTCTTAAAATTATTAACAACTTTCTTTGGGATGTACCTGAACTAATTCTGTTTTTTAGCGATAGTGTAAACTTTCGTAAATCTATCCAGCCCGCATACAAAGGGCATCGCAATCGCAAGAAACCTTGCGGTTACAAACGTGTGATCAACCGACTCAAGACTGAGTACAACGTTGTTATCATGCCAACACTTGAGGCAGATGATGCCTTGGGTATTTATGCTACACAGAATCCTGGTAATGTTATCTGCTCGCCAGACAAGGACATGCGCCAGATCCCCGGCAAGCTTTTCGACATGTCAGAAATGATGAATGTGGAAAAGGACGAGGGGGAGAAGTGGCACCTTGTACAAACATTAGCAGGAGATCAAACTGATGGCTACGCCGGTTGTCCCGGTCTTGGTGTTAAGCGTGCAATCACCCTCTTTGAAGAAAAAGGGTATTCTTGGAAGACTGTCGTGGAAGCGTTTGCTGAGAAAGATCTTTCCGAAGATGTCGCACTTGAAAACGCAAGACTTGCAAAGATCCTCACAGCATCTGACTATGACTTCGACAAGCAACAGCCCATCCTTTGGACCCCCACCGCCGATTATCGAATTGACGATGGAGCAGGATCTAAAGATGAGAAGGCTGACAGACATGCTACCTGATGCCGACAAAGAAGATATTATTACAGTCTTCATGGCATTACAAAAACAAAACTTTGTCCTATCCAATACCGTCAGTAACTTAGTTAAAAAATGGCCGAATCACCTGCCCACTACACACGAGGAGCCATAGAGGTCTGGGATTTTATTCGAGACCAACAACTCAATTATCATCTCGGCAATGCTATTAAATATATTTGCAGAGCCGGTTACAAGTCTTCTGAGACGAAAGCGAAAGACCTTGAAAAGGCTATCCACTATCTTGAAAATGAACTCAAACATACAACATTGCACATCGAGCAGTCTGAGCGATCAAGCAATTCAATTCCGTTCAGCCTATGGGATTCAGAATGGACCGGACAACCGGACGATGCAATTGAATTTGATCGATGAAGAATACAAAGAATTCCGCAGCGCATTTTACAACGAACCATACGAGAACGAATTGAAAGAGCTTGCGGATCTTGTGTATGTTTGTTTTCAATATGCTGAGAATATGGAATGGGATCTGGAGGAAGCTCTGGACCGTGTTCACAAAAGCAACATGTCTAAGTTAGGCTTGGACGGTACACCTATTCGCCGTGCTGACGGTAAGGTCCTGAAGGGACCAAACTACAAACCACCTGTTTTGAACGACCTTATCAACCCATGACCGTATCTTATATTTCTCGCACGGGACGTGTCCAATCTTGGATCGATGACCCAACGTCCCGCCTACCGGTTTCGTGCACCGTGTTTGTCGTTGAAGACTCTATGGAGGGACCCAATGGAATTGAGGCGAGCTGGAGATTTGTATCACATGCTCTACGTTTCGGGGCAGGTTGCGCAGTCCACTTGTCGAAACTGCGACCCAGAGGTGAAGAAAATGGAAAAGGGCTGGTTGCATCTGGACCAGTCTCCTTTGCTAAAATCTATTCAACACTAAATGAAATACTCCGTCGCGGTGGCGTATATAAAAACGGTGCTGTTGTCTGTCATCTTGATCTCAGCCACCCTGATGCACTTGAGTTTATTGAAACTCCACGTTCTGAATTGCCCTGGGTCAAACGATGCATTAACATCACGCCTGAATGGTGGGAGGAGTGTACGTTTAAGAAGGAACTCCTCCACGGCATTAAATCTGGCGACATTTGGCTCAACAAAGTAAAATACGACAATGAAGGAAAGCGAATCCGAGGTAACGTCTGCCTTGAAGTTTACCTGCCCTCACGAGGTACCTGTCTACTCCAACATGTATCTCTCGGTGCCTGTGAATTCGACGACATCCCTAACGCTTTCTTTGAAGGTATGTCCCAGCTGTGCGAACTCCATGGTAAAACAGGTGTTGGCGAAAGCGGAGAATATCTCCCTAGCGAAACTGACCGACAAGTGGGGCTCGGCATGCTCGGACTTGCCAACCTACTTCGTCGATACGGAGTAACGTATGACCAGTTTGGACGTGCGTTGGAACAATTCAACAAAGGAGAATCAGTACGGTCTGCAGCCTATGAACTTGTCACCCAAATTAACGCTGGCATTGAGTCTGCAGCCAGCATT